CCAATTTTATATCTCTATATTAATAGAATCAGTTTTATTATTTAGTGAAAATTCTAAAAATATTTTTATAATATTTCTAGAAATATTATTATTAGCATTTATATCTATAAAATCTACATTTAAAATATTAATAACAATATTGGGAATATAAATTTCTATTTTGGTTTTAATTTCATCAATAATTTCTTGCTTTAAATCATCAGTTAATTGTTCAAAAAGATATTTATATAAATTTAAACCAAAATTTGTATTTAAATATCTTTCACCCATAATCGTATTTAATAATATTAATATATTACTTTTTGTATTATCAAACGTATTAAATGTTTGATTAAAAAATCCTATATTACTTTTTGTTATTGGATATGCTATTCCTATTTTTTGTTTCATTTTAACTATTAGACAATTTTGATTTTCTTACAATATCTGCTGATTTTTTCATTTTACTTAACATATTAGAATAATTTTTATTAAAAACATTATTTAATTCTTGTGGTACTGGAGCTCCATGTACAGTATTAATGTTACCCGTTTCATTTACAGTTTGCACATTAATATTTGGTTTAATATTTTCTATAGCTATATTATTTAATATATCATTTATTGTATTATTCTTTGAAAATGTCTTTTTTTCATAATTTTCATAATTTTCATCTACATGTTTATTAATTATATTATTATTATTTTCTACTAATAATTTTATTTTTTTATCTATAATTTTATTAATTCTTTCTGATAACAATAATTTATTAATTTTTTTTTCTATTATGATATCAATTAATTTAAGTATTTTTTTACTTTTAGTCATATTTAACCTCTGTTATTTAAAATAAATATTACAAAATAAAACTTTATTTAATTCCGGTCCATATAAACTGAGTTGGAATTAATGCTGTACCAATTGGTACAAGACTAGTATTAATTCCTTTAATACTATTAAAATGTAATTTTAAATGATTAATTAAATTTTTAATAAAAATATCACCAGACATTATATTATATATAGAAAATGATGATGGTATACCTGGAAAAATTACTTTATTTTCTATAGACTTTACACTACCAGGAGGTGGAATAGATATACCCATTGTTAATGATGTCCAATAAATAATTATTGTTGACATAATATCCTTAGATACTTTTTTTAAATTAACACCTCGTCTAGCTTTTATAAGAGCATTAAAAAATCCTATTTGCAATATATTTATATTTGTTTTTATAGGATAGTTATTATGGATATCTAATCCACTTAAAACTAATTCATTATATAAATTTGCAAAATTATTAGAAAATTCTTTTTCATTTCCATATTTATATAATTTAAATCCATTTTTTAAACTATTTTCAAATGTCACCCAATTCATTATACACTTTTATTAAATTTACTTAATAATATATTTAATTTTCGTTTTATTTTAATATATTCTAATTTATTTACTGGGGGTGAACTTACTCCAACACCTGTCATGTGAGTTTCATTTATTAATGCATCTAATAAATTAGATAATAATTCCACCAACTTATTTCCTAAAACAATTGGTTCATTTGCATTACTACCTAAAAATATATTTTTACTATTTATATATGCTTGATTAGATTTTATTGTTATATTATCATTTGTTGTAATACCAATAGAATCAAATGAATCTAATGCTAAATATCCATTTGTATTTAATAATATTCCACTATTTGCAAATAATCCAATTTCATTTATCTTTGAATTCATAATAATTCTATCAGTATTTAATGTTATTTGATTACCACTAAATAGTGTAGAAAAGTGTTTAGATGATTTTACAAAATATTCTTTTTCATTGGTTATTAATTTTATATCAGCTACTTCTGTTCCACTAGTAATCCAAAGTAAAGAATCTACTGTATTAATAGTTTCTTTTATAAAATAATTTTTTTCATCTGTTTGTTTATATTTAAATCCATTACTTAATTTTATATTACCATAATTATTATTTTTATCTACATGATTACCTAATTTAATTATATTACCAAATCTACCATATATAATTGTATCACCTTCTTCAGGTAATATTCCTTTAATTTTATTATTAGATTCTTTAAATGTATTACCATATAATAAATCATTATTATGTTCATTATCTTTTACATTTAAATTATTATATGAATTAGAATTATTTGTATTTGATATTAAATTATAATTAGTAAGTCCAGGTAAACTATTATTATTTATTTTATTTAAATAATTTAATATTAATATATAGAAATTTTTTCCCAATGCTGTAATAATTAAAACTATTTCATGTTTTATTGGATATTGTATTATATCAAAATTTGCTGGGTAAGCAATATATAATTTAGCGTTAACATCTTTACTTTCATCTAAAAAAATTCTTTTATATAATATTTTTCCAATATCATTATCATCATTATATAACTTATGTTTTTTTGAATATATTACATCTATTACTTCAGCAACTTGAATATTTGATTCTATATTATCTGTATTATTATTTACTAATGCTGTAAAAAAAGAATCATTAGACATAAGTGCATTATTGGATCTAAAATTAGATGTGTTTATTTTTCTCATTTTTTATTTTCTATATTTTTAATTATGTTTTTAGCTTTAGTTTCTAAATGTTCAATAGTTTTATTTTCTTTATCTATCTTAATTTGTTCAACATCTTTTAACAATTGCTCTTTTTCTGATTCTGGTAATAACTCAAACTTAGATAAATTCTCATCATTTTTTGGTTTTGTAACAGTTAATAATCTTTGTATAACTAATGCTAATTTAATTAAATGTTCATTATTTTTAACAGAAACATCTAAATATTCTTTTATAATTGGCACTAAAAGCGCAGCATCAGTAGAATTTGTTACTAAACCACCAAGTTTATCTAAAAATGTATTAATTTGAATTTTTTTATTATTAGAGTTATCATATATATCTTCTAATAATTTTTGATATGTAGTAGTACCAAAAATTATTTCATCTCCATACTTCATATTTATATTCTTTATTTGTTTAAAACTATATTTATTTATATATAAATATGTAAAATATGAAAAAATATATAATTTAATTTAGATGATTATAGTTGGTAGGAATTTCCCCATTAAGATTATATTCATTTTTTAATTTTTTATAAACTACTTTATATATATTTAAAACTTTTGTAATATTTTGTGCATTTTCATTAGTCATTTCTTTTAATAATATATAAATAGATTTTTTATTAAAATTTTCTATAGTATTATAATTTTCTATAAGTTGTAAAACAGCAGAAGATATTTTTTTATATATTTCTTTTTTAAATAATAAATCTTTATTTTTATTTATATAATCAACCAAATATTTTATTAATTGTATATTATTATTAAATATAAAATTTTCCTCGTTATTTTCATCAGGAATTTGTAAAACCTTATTATTTTCATCATTATATGTAATTGAATATTCAGTTTTAAGTTTTTTATATGAAATATTATTATTTATTATTAAATATCGTTTAGCTGCAACTGAAAAATATGAAAAAGCTTTTCCCTTATCTTTATTATATTTATCAAAATTTACTAATAAATGTGAAATAACTTCTACTTTTTTATTTTCTAATGTCTCTGTTAAATATGAAAATTTAAATGTATTTATAACATATTCGACTAATTTTTCTAACGGATCTTTTATATGATTATTATATATTTTATTTTTTATAACATAATTAGTTTCTTGATTATATAAAACTATAGCATCTTCAGTTTCTTCAGTAAAATAATTTCTTTTAATTCTTTTTTTCTTTTTTGGTTTGTCTATCATTTATTTCCTTAATTTCATTAGTAAATGTTTTTTTTAATAATTCTAATGTAGTTTTAATATTTTTAAATGCAACTCCAACATCATCATCATTTTCAAATATACCTTTATAATCTATATTTTCTAAAAGTTTTGTTGTTTCTAAAATATTTAAATATATTTTATTTATATTGTCTATATATTTTATAAGTTTTTCTTCTAAAAGAATAACCTTATGTCTTAAGTTTATAATAATATATATCAAACATAAAAATATAATAATAAATAATATTATATTAATATCCATAACTTTCCTACTTTTTGTTAAAAAATGAATTAATTAAATCAGTATTTTTTATAACACCTTTTATATTAGTTTGTTTAACAGATTTATTTTTTATTTTTTTCTTTGTTTGTTGAGAAATTTCATTATTTTTCCAATTTCTATATTCCATCATAGTTGACATCATATCTGCATGATGTAATATTATTGGTAAATCTGTTTTTAATTTTTTTGCATCAGACCAATTTATTAAATAATCTCTATTACTATCATCATATAAACCATCATGTAATTTTATTGCTAAATATTCGTTTAATGTAACTTTAATATCATATTGTTGCAATAAAAATAATGTTCTATCTTCTACTTTCATATGATTTATATTAGAATTAAAATCATATAATTCTCCACGTTCTTTTTTCCATCTAATATCATGTGTAATATATAATTCTTCATTTTTATCACCAAGTTTTCCTAAATCATGATTTAATGCTACAAATAATAATTCTTCATATGTATATGTTCTTTTATTTTCCATAATATCAACCCATAATTTATCTAATTCTTGCGCAAATTTTATTACATTTAATATATGAATTATATATCCTCCAGGAAAACAATTATGATAATATTCTTTACTGCTTGCGGGAGCATATAAAAGTCTATCTACAAATACATCATTTGTATATATTTTTTTTAATTGATTTGCTCTATCAGTATTATTAAAATTTTCATTTATAAATTTAATAAGTTTATCATAATTACTTATAATTTCATCTTCTGTTAATTTCATTTTTTTACCTTTATTTTTAATATAAAAATATAAATATATAATGTAAACAATTTAATTACATAGTTATATTTCTTGCATATTTATTTATAGATCTATTATAATATCCTGTATTATAATATGTAAATACTTTACCCCAATTTTGTGTTTTATGATTATATATCCATTGTATAAACTTAACACTTAATTTAATATTTAATTCTATATTATTTCTTATATCTTTTCTACTTATATTATTATTATTAGATATCCATCTTGCTGTCTTTAATAATAATTGTGCAGGACCTTCTGCATCTTTATTAGATGTTTGAGCATGTATATATCTTATATTTAATGGATTTCTATAATTAGTTTCTTCTTGTAACATCTTAAATATATAGTATCTTGGAACGTTATATATTTTAGAATATTTATTTACACTATATTAACTTTTAAATTAAGAAGTGATTATTTTTTAATATTTTCTTTAGTTTTATTTTATTTTAA